TTATCTCCACCACTTTGGTATGTCTTTTGTTACTTCTTTTACGAGCTCTCTTAATTCTCTCATTTCTTCTCTCATCTCTTTCATCTCATCTTTCAATTCTTGTATATTATTTTTTATTTTCCCAATTTCTTTATCATGTTCTTGAATTTTTTCATAAATATTTTCCATTTCAATCACTCCTTACCACAAACTACCACTGCAAGTAATAGATTTTGTTAAAACAATCGAAGTATCTTCATTGCAGGTAGCTGTTAATGTAACTGTACCATCACTTTGATATGTTAAAGTAATGGAGTTAGAAGTTGTTGACACAATAGAAGCATTATTATTGCTTAATGTAAATGTAAATGTTTTATCTGTTACAATGGAATTATCATCACTATACTTAATTGTGTATGTCTGATTTGTACCACTATTTAGCGTATCTGAACCTGAAATATACATTTGTCTTGCTGGTGCTGATTCTGGTGCTGGTGTTAGTCCATTTGCAACTTCATTAGCAACATCATCAATATTTGGATCTATCTGGTCTAAATCGCAATACAAAACAATAAGGCCTCTCTTTGTTTTGTCAATGCCTGTAACCCTCCAAGCATTACCCATTTTAATAAATCTTTGCCCTAAAACGATATTTTCGCTATCGCTGTTATCTTGAATTTTTACAATTATTTTACCTACTGGCAAGACAATGTATTGATTAGATTGTATGTCAAATGTTTTACTATCAATTATTGCTGGGAATTCAATTATTTCATCATTAATTTTAAATTTTATCGTATAATTGCAGTATTCAATATTGGCTTTGTAATAGGTATCGTATTTTTTCTCTATATTTTCACTTGTGATAAGATAATTTTTGTTATTGTATTCAACTAAATCGCCTGTTTTTATTGGTGTTAAAGTGGTAATTTTAGTAAAATCTTTATTAAAAATAGCATTTCCATCTACACCATTTATTTTAATTGGTTTTGCTTGCTCAAAAAAGATAAAATCAAAATCATTTTTAGGAAAATCAAATAGTTTCAATTCTATTGCCTCCTTTCAATAAAAAAAATCTCTGTAGCAAGCCCTACAATCGTTTTAAAAATAGTGAGGGGTATAATTATATACCCCCTTTAAATAACTCTTGTTATAAGCCAAATTTTAGCACCTAATATTTGGAAAATAGCTTAAAAGCATATTAAAAAGCTATTTTTAATCAATTTTAATCAATATGCTTAAAAGTATATTAAAAAGCTATTTTTAATCAATTTTTAAATGCAATATTTTAGGGTATACCCTAATTTTTAAAAAGATATGTAAAACTTGCTCCTGTGCTGTCTATAGTGTCATTTATTGAAATTTGTCTTATTTTTCTCTCTAAAGCATCAATGCGATTCTGTAAATTTTCTGAAAATTGTGTAATTGTCATATCGTCAGTTTTGTATTCTTTCATCAACTGCGGATTGTTTGCCACACTCTCAAGAATGGCTAAAGCGGTTTTGAGTATGTTTCTGTGATTGATTCTGTTATTAGGGTCATATACATCGTCTGGATTTAAGTTATTTTCTTGTAGATAAATCGATAATTCATCATTTGTATAGTCAATACCTTTGATTTCCATTTTGAGACGTTCTAAATTTGTCATGTTAAGACCTCCTTTAGCTTAAAAGATATTTCATTATTTCATCTAACTTTTGTTTGTCAACTAATTCTTTTTTAAGACCATCAACTTTATAAATTACGCCATCTTGGTATTGAAGTTTAACGCTTTTAGATGAATTCATTGTTTCCAAAAGAATGTAAAGATTATTGAAATTAGAAACTCTTATTTTCTTTATACCCATTTCTTGTTGATGTTGTCTTAATTCTGCCATTGATTTGTATTTGCCTTGATTGATTAATTCCAAATCGTGAAGATAATCGGTTTCTGTATAGACATTATTCGGATAATATATTCTAATGCTTTCTCGAACTACTGAAACTATATTATCAAATTTCATACTAAGACCTCCTATTGGTAATTTTTTGAAAAAAGCGTCTTTTTTGTCCACTTTTAGCGTTAAAGTAGTGGTTTTTTTGTATGTATTTTTTGAAAATTTTATTGTATTTTATGGAAAATATTAGTAATATTTTGTATAAAAATAAAAAAATCTGAATAAATATTTTTTATTTTGAGCAGTAAAAAATGGGTTAGCTGCACCCAATTTTTCCCAAAATGGGGTAATGATAGGTTATAAAATCAAAATTTTATTGTAAAAATCTAATTATACAAAATTAAAATTTCGTATAATTTACTAAGCTAAAGTGTCCTCAAATGCAGTAAAATCAAGTATTTCAGCGATTTTTCTATTTTTTAGAAATTTACGTTTCCAAGTGCAATTACCAATTTTGTACCCTATTTTATGGAATTTGTTTAAAATATTGCTAAATTGGAAATTATTTTTGTAAATTTGAATAATTTTCTGAAAATTATACTATATCCTCCCTCGTTGCATAAAAAAAATATCATTTTTAAAAAGTAGCACGATTATAACAAATCATAACACGCCGAAATTTTTCGACCAAATCTCTTATTGATAATGATTCTCAATTAATAATAATTCTCATTTAATACTAATTCCTACTAAACCAATCAGAATTAACAACTTTAACACGATAAAGCGGGACTATTTGCGTCCCGCATAACTAAACATCTACCATATCTTGTGTTATTTATTTTCATCATCTACTACATTTTGTGTATTCTCCAAATTCTTTAATTCTGTTGCAACGTCAAATACGTAAGGATTGTTTGCTAACAATGTCGGTAATGATATACCACCTATTTCTTTAAGCTTCTTCAAGTCATCTACAATGTCCTTGCTATTTTGTGGTATATTCATCTTAAATGTACAATCTAATCCGCTTATATCAACGTTAATATTCTGTGTTTTTAGTATCTTCTGCATTTGTGCCCATCTCTGATAAAATCCTTCTTTGAGATAGTTTGCATTCATACTACCTTTAATTTCCGCCATACTGTAAAGCATTTTAATTGCCACTTCTGATAGATTGCTTATATCTGTGCTGTTTATCGCTACTGCTGGAGTACAAGAAATATCAAGTAATGATTGTTTTAACGTATTAAATAACACTTTAAAACTTTGAATATCTGTTTTATTTTGCACAAATTCAAAATCTGCACCCTCGTCTAATTGCAATGCATATCCCACCACATTTTTATCAATTGCTCCATTGCCTGCTTTATCAATTGCTAATTTCATTCCTTTTACCACTGGAATACCTGTTATATATTTATAAAATGCGTCAAAATATTTGCTTATTAAATCCTCCATACTGTCTAATATGTCAATATAATCTAATAAATCACTTCTGCCTGTCAAGGGGTCTATTTCCGAAGGTATCCTATAAACAATAGGTAATCCGCTTAAATTCTTATACTGTCCTGTTTTGTGTAATTCTCCTCCTATGTCGCTATAGCTTGTAACTGTATCATCGGTAAAAATGGTATAATAAGATATTCCATTTATGTTATAGTATTCAATAAAGCCCAAATAATTCATCTCATCGTCATAAATCGGATATCCATCTGCGCTATCTATTATTTTAGATTTTATTATCCCATTTTTATCCAAATAAACATATTCATAAGTTTCACCGTATTTTACCATGTTTTGCAATATTTTATAATCTACCAAATCATAATTGCCTTTTTCATAGATATCTTTAAAAACGTCTAATGTTTTGCTGTTTGGACAAGTTAAAGTTACAGGATTTTTCAATAAAAAACTTGTCTGAAAATTTAGAATTGTTTTAGCGTAATTGAGAATTATTTTTTTTGTTTCTATTGTTCTACCATTAAAAACTTCATCTGGTCTATCAAGTATTTTGTGCTTCCCATCCAAATATTGTTTTACAGCTAATACGTTACTAATTCTTTTTACATGCCATCCATTCGAAATTTCCTCTAAAAACCAATTCGGCTTTCCTGCATAGAAATAGTTAATGTATTCTTTTAAAGTCATATTTTTACCTCCTATCTGCTTTCTAAAATTTTAAAGTTATATTCTTCTCCTTCGTCAATAAAAAAGGGTATTGACATCGCTTTAATATCATCAAGCGAAATCAATACCGTTTCTTTGCGCTTTAAATCATCAAAAATATAAAATTTCTTTTCAAATTTTTCTTTATCGTTTTTCGTTCTTATTACTGCCCTATTTTGATAGGCAAAATCCACAAAATCACATGATTGTGTAGCTGTAGTGTAAATTATTATCGGTTCCCTGTATCCTTTTAGCCAAAACCTTAATTTTACAAGCGTCTCGTCAAGCTTTATAGCGTCTTTTTTTACTTTAGCCATATAAAACTATACCCCCCTATATTTAAAATCGTTTATAAGCCAAAATTAAGCGTCTTAAATATACCATCTACCACTTTTCATACACTGTACCGCTAAAGCTAAAGCAATTACAAGGTCATCGTGATATTGTCTTTTTTCATTCTCAAGTTTTCCATCAATTTCCACAAAAGTTTTCATCTCATCTAATGTTTCTTTGTCGTTGATTAAAATTAGTCCCAACTCAAATACTTCTTTAAGGTCATTTATCATTTTTATTTTGTTTACTCTTGATGTGGTCCAACCAAATTCCCATTTTTTCTTTCCTGTAGCATTGTCCCACGTTTTAGTTTTTAGCACCTGCAAATAGCCCATCTCTTTTCTTAATCGCTGTATTAAGTCAAGTCCATAGCTGTTTCGCTCTATTAGGTACATAGCGTAATTGAAATACATTCCTAAATCATAAGCAATTTGAGTGAATTTATAAATTGGTATGTCATTCCTGTAAAATACTGCTACTTGCTCACCTTCAGTATTTAAGATAGAAATAGCACTATAATCATTCTTAAGCCCTCCGCTTGTATCAATACCTGCATAGTAGCGTTCATTTTTCTTGACGTTTTTATATATGTACAATCCTTTTCCAAAGTATGGAATTAATGAATTAGGTAATTCTTTATCTAATTCGCTTAATTTTAGTGGCTCTGGCAATGAAGAATAGCGTTCTGTTATTAGTTTTGCGTCAAATACTCCTACATCAGTTGTGATAAATGCTTCTTCAGGAATAGAAGGATATTCTTGTTGAAAATCCTCAATACTCATATCCTGTAGTTTCCATCTTCTCCACATCAATTGACTGTATGTTGCCCCTAATTCTCTCAATTTTTTTCTTCGGGTAATAAATCATCGCTTGATTGTCTTCTCCCATGATTTTGACTTCTATACCATTCTTCAGCTATTTTGTACTCGCTTTTGAATTGTTTTTTTGCTCCTTCACCTAACCATGAGTAGAAGAATGCTTTATATTTACTCTTTCCTTTTTGGGCATCTGTAAAAATTTTGTAAAAATTATTCCCTATGCCATTAGCTGTGCTTTCGATGATAATTTTGCTGTCCTCATTTTTTAAAAGCGCTTGCTCTAATGCAATAAGCCCTCTTTCCTGCTGTTCTGCTGGCCAAAATGCGAATTCACTACAATGTATCATTTGTAATGAAAAAGACCTTCCTAATTCTTTTACGCTGGCTGTTTTAACCGATATTCTGCTCCCATTCTGTAGAAGTAGCTCTAATTTATTCATTCTTTTTTGTGGTACTTTGTATTTGTCTGGTATTGTTTCGTACATATCCTTTAAACGATTGAATATATTTTGTGTACTAACTGTATCATAAGACAGCATTAAGTAATGAGTATTCGGCTTTGTGCAAGCGTAATAAAGCATCAGCCCCAAAGATAAAGTAGTAAATCCTATTTGTCTGGCTTTCAAAATGATATTGTATTTTCCCATATTTTTTATAAAATGCTCTTGTTCTTCATTGACAATAAAAGGTACTAATTCCCCTTGATTATTTACTATTTTTACAAAATTTTTTAACCATAAAATTGGATCGCTGTTAATTATTTGCAATTTTTCTTCTGTTGTTAACTGCTTTTTTGCCATGTTGTCACCACCTATTCAATAACCAATCCATCGTCTTCTTGCTCTTCTTCCTGTTTTGGCTTCTCATCGTTGATTTCTTTATACAACCTGTTTATTTCTTGTTGTAAAGAAATTAATGTTTTAACTGCCGCATTATCACCATTTAGTGATTTTTCAAGAATTGCGTCATATACGCTTATTAAATCCTTTATTAAGTTTTGCTTTTTTAACAATAAAAGTAATTTTTGATATTCTTCTGTTTCTGTCCATCTCTCAAGATTTCTAAATTTTATCCTACTGCCATTTAAAAATTTTTTAATGAATTCTTCTTCTGAAATATCGTAGTTTTCTTCCCCTTTGTAGGAATAAAAAATTTTATTCTTCCATAAAAAGTAATGATATTTAATTCTTGTATGTTCTCCATTTTGAAATTTTTTGAGTGCTTCCCAAAGTGGATTTATATTTTTTGGTGTTTTTTTAAGCTTTGGCATGTTTTCACCTCCAAAAAGAGAAAAATTTAAAGGGTATCCTTTATAATCACAACTGGATACCCTTTTGACTTTATCTTTAATTTTTCTTTTAATTCTTTATTTGTTTGAACTCTTTTTAAATTGTTTTCTTCAATAATCTGTGGTAAAGACCTTTTAATCTGCGTTTCTATAGTTGATTTGCCATATTTTTTTGATAATGCTTTAATAATCTCTTTTTCTGTCGCATAGCCCTTTTTGTCGATTAGTTTATTAATCGTTTTGATTATATCTTTTGTTCTCTCATCGCTTGCTTTTGTTGTCGTTCTATCTTTAATCTCACCTGTTTCTTTATCTACGACAGTTTTGAATTGCGGATATAGTTTGTCTGCTACTTCTTTACCTTCTGCTCTATAAAACATTTCATAAGATGTACCTTTTATAGTGTAATGATTATTACGCCATTTTATGGCTTGTGCTTCAATTTCAGGGTACTTATTGACTGTTAATGAAGGTATAGCAAAGAAGTTGACTTTATTTTCAAAGTTTCTGTCATTCATTATTTTTTTAGCTGTTTTTAAAAATCTTTTTGGTATTTCTGTATCGTCTAATTTCTTAAGCAATTCATGATAAACCAAAACTACTAACCTTTGAGAAATTTTATCTATATTGTATTGACTAATACCTAACCTTTTAGCCAATTCTCTTACTGAAGTAAAAAATACAACGTTACCCTCACTATCTGTAAATTCTTCATCATAGATATTATCCATAGCAATCAATATTAATTGTTGTAAATATTCTCTTATAGTTCTTATATTTTTATTTGTTTGTGGACAATATTTTAAAAATTCTTCACTGTATAAAGCTTGAAGGGTTTCTAAAAGAATAGCTTTCTGTTTTTGTTGAAATTCTGTTTCTGTTATTTCAATATTTAGCATTTTTTTAATAAAATCGTATGTGTCCACTCTCGTTTTGAAGTTGCCTAACCTTTCAATTACGCCTATTATATTATAAGAGACATTACATGCAAAGCAATTATATATCCAATCATCATTTTCATTTCTAAATATTCCTGCGCTGGGGTTTTTGTCATCGTGAAATATGCAATTGAAAGATTTATAATTTTCTATTTCTAATAATTCAGGTAAATTTACCTCTTTGATTATGTAATTTAAAAATTCTTGTTTTGTCTTAAAAATTTTCTTTTCTGGATTATATTTTTGCAAAAAATAATCTGCATTATGTCCCTCAATTGCAGTAATAGCAAGGGTTTTATGGTTTTGGGTAAAAGGTACATACAATAAAGTAATATATTTATTATTGTATGTACTTTTTACCTCATTGCCTTCAAATGCAGTATTTTCAAGGGTTTGAGGGGATTTTTTTGACTGAAATTTTGATATTTTTTCTTTTAAATCACTTAATTTTAGTTTATTATCTGACTGATAAACAATCTCTTTCCCGCCGAAATAAATTCTGTTTAAGTTTTTGCAAGATTTATCTACAAAACTATTTCCTATCATATCCATTAAGTATAATTGGATTGCTTTAGCAGTATCAAAATCTTCAATTGCTTCATCAAATACAAATACTATTCTGTACTTGTGATGATATTTTTTATGATTAAATGAAGTATATATAAAAGCTGGCTTTAAATTTAAGTTTTCTAATAGTTCAATCATTTCTTGATAACTTATATAATTATCGCTATTGTCAATATCAATAAAAAACATCTGTTGGCTTTGCCATGTATTTTCTTTTGCTCCGCATACTGAAGGTCTTATCGTATGTCCTTTTAGGATATATTCTTTTATCTCATCAATTTCATATTCTTTAACTTTATCAATTGTCATTCTGTTAATGATTTTTCTAATCTCTTCTTTGTTTGGTTTTTCTGTATAAGAAATATTATCTATAATACATTTAATTCCCATAGAAATACCCCCTATTGAAATAATTTTTTTACCTCTGCTTTACTCATTTGGTGTTTTTGTTTAGAAATTAATTTCTTAACTTGATATACTGCCAAATCAGAAATTCCTGTTATTTTCAAGCAATTACCCCCTAATTTTTAAATTTTGAATACTTGATTGTGTCTTTTCCTACTAAAGCAATGGAAAAAATATCTTCTTGCCTAATTTCTTCTTTTCTGATAAAATTAAGATTGACAATATAGGAATCAAATTTGTGAGACACAAAAAAATAATCGCTGGGTAATAAAAAAGGTAAGCCAAAAACTTCTGTAAGACCCGCTAAATCTATAGAAGTTTCAAGCTTACCTGTTTTTTTATTGAATTTTATCTCTTCATACAATCGATATTTGTCAACCAAATTGTAAAACTCATCAATTGTATGTCTTTTTTCTAATTCAATTAATTCTTCTAATTCAAGCATTTTCAGGTATTCAATATGTTTTTCTCTGAAATTGTTTATGTAAAATCCTTTAAAACCTGCGTCAATGCAAAGTAAAATCATTTTAGCTTTTTCTGTTAGGTTTGAAATGTCAATGTTATGGTAACTTATGATTGTAAGTAGTGTACTTAAAGCGTATTTTTGGGTATAATCTTCTCTTGTTATACCTAAAACTTGATTTAGATTAGCGCTATTTTCGTTTTTAAAAAGCGTTACATGGTTACCCCATGTTTTACCCTCTGTAAGGTCTATATCTACGCCTATAGCTTTATTTTTAGCTTGCTCTGTTTTGTATAAATTACTAAAATCATAGAAATATTCTATTTTGTATCCTTTTATCTTGTTTAAAAGCATGCATGAGAATAAGCTATCTATATCATTACTCAGGCAAAGCGAATATTCTGTTTTATCGTCATTACACCATGAAGGAAATTTTCTCATGATTTCCCATTTCATCCTAAACCCCCCTTAAAAATAAAAAACAAGGTAAAATTTACCCTGTTTTATGTCTTTTTTTTATGCTTTTTTAATTCTTCTTCTTTTTCTTCAAATATTTTTCTTAATTTTTTTAATTTTTCTTCTAATCTGTCTTGTTTATTGTCTTTATTATTCATAATTAAGACCTCGCTTTGTAATTTGTAATAAATTCTACATATTTTCTTTCTTTTTCTGGGTCTATATCAAGCTGATTATTTTCGTACATCGACAATAAAGAAATACTGCATCCTATGTATTCCGCTATTTCTTTTAATCTTATTTTTTTCTGCTTCCTCATTAGAAAATATTTCACCTTTTCTTGGTAAAGCATTTCTTCCTACCTCCTAATTAATAATTATTCTTAATTAATAATTATTATTATTTGAAATTTTTCAATTTAACATTTTTAAAAAAAAGATAGGGTAAAAATACCCTATCTTTATTATGCACTTAACTCAAAGAGTGCTAACGCTTTAGCGTTTAATACTTTTAAAGTCAATTCAGTTATTACTTGTCCACTGATATAGTCACCTGTTTTAGCTAAAATTTCATTGCTTGGAGTTCTTAAGAATGCCAACCTAACATAAGCAGGGTCAAACACTATCATTTTTCCTGCTGGTACATGTCTGTTGAGTACCAAGTTAACTACCCCATAGTTTGTGTTTACTTTATCCACTACTACGCCATACTCATTAACGTTGCCTATGTATCTTGTGCTGTTTTTATAGAAGTCGTCAATTATTTCCTTAATGTCGGCATTAACCAAAGCTATATATTGATTTGAACCAAGTCCATTGTCCCATAGTTTTTTTACTGTTGCTTTGAATTGTGCTTCATCAAATGCAGTGTTTGACACTTTATTTTCAGTTAACACAAAAGATAAAAGACCTGCCATTTTTCTAATACCTGATGTTGAACCATCGTCTTTTACTCCATTTATAAGTTTTTTCTCAATATTAACTTTTATTTCTGCTAATCTGTCTGCCATTTCGCTTGCATATAAATCACCAATACCTTTTATGTTTATTGCTTCCGCTGTACCGCTGATTTGCACTGCTTTCTTAAATATTTCGCATACGTTATTTTTCTCTACTCTGTCGCTCTTGTAGAATACATTTGTTTCGCTTCCTTCTGGCACTGATATATCTTCTGTTGTGTCAAGGGTTTTTTCTCTCCATGTTACTATTGTCGAATTTGCTTTGTCGTATGCTTTTCTACTCATTAAGTAAGTAAAAAGTGGGGTATCAAGTGGTTGCACTAATGCAATTTCGTTGGTTAAATCAATTTTTTCTCCTACCGTAAAATTACTTGTTTGTATCATTTCACCTCATCCTTTCATTTTTTAAATTTTTATGAAAAAATTTTTGACAATTTAGCTCTAATCATACCTTCAACGTCTTTATTTTTTTGTGCTTCTAAATATTCATCGTTTGCTTTATGGTTGTTGGGTACATAAGCATTACTTAAATCATTTTTTTGGGTAATTTCGCTTAATTTCTGTATTTTGGCTTTTGCTTTTTCAATGTCGCTATCAAATACCAAATCAATTACATCTTCATTTAATCCATTTTTTAATAATTCTAATTTTATATTTGCTTCTAAATTTTGTTTTTGTAGGTCTTCTAATGTTTTTGCTTGCTCTTGTGCTTGAGTGAGATTAGCGGTAAGCTCTGCTATCTGCTTATTGTATTCTTCAAGTATTTGTTTAACTTCTTCCTGTGTGTATGTCTCTTTAGTTAAATCCAT